CCTGATGTCTATAAAAGCGAATGTAAAATTGTCGTTTAAAGAATGATGACAAGGTATTGGAATAAAAAGCCGCCGGTTGAAACCCGGTGTATACCTATCCCTTCTTTAGTAGAGTGGCCTCTGGTCGCTTTATTTTCTTCTCTTTTTAAGCGCCGTTCCTTAAGGTCTGTACGAGCCTCAAGGATCGTTAATCACGAGTACCAGTCCGTTGTCCGGCGGGATGACGGCTGTAAGTTTAAGCATAGCCTTAGGAGGAAGGCTAGGACCTGTGTTCGGTTCCTTTGTAACGAGCTTGGGTTGAAGAGGGCGTACGCTCTCCCTTCACGGATACTTTGCGGCGAACTCCGTGCCGCTATCCGTTCCTGTTTCGGCGACCTTACCGATGTTCAGGAGCTCTCTGTAAAAACAACGCAGAAGATTGAAAAGAGATTCTGCCCCGGTTGCCAGCACCGGGTCGAAGAGAGCGTAAAAAGTTGGAAGGAGGAAAGGGTTCGAGGGGTCGAATGTGATTATGACCACATCCCCAAGTTCGCCGCGCAGTTTGGCCGTAACGTCGACTGCGGTTGGAACCGAGGAAAGTACCCGTATGTTCCGAACGGGCACGCGTGCTTAGGAGCGACGAGGGGCGATGGTGGAACGTGGCTGCCGGGTGACTTCTCCAGCGATTGTAAGATCGCCGGGGTTGTCTCCGCGGGTAAGCCAAGAATTGTTACGCTTTTCTCTGAAAAGAACAGTTCCGTTCTCTACCACCTGCATCGTTCCCTTTACAGCACCCTCAAAAGGAAGGGATGGCTTCTTGTGGGTAGCCCGACCCATGAGAAAGTGGCCTCGTTGAATGGCGGCGCATATATCAGTGTGGACTATAAATCCGCGACTGATAGTATAAAGATCGAGTATGTGCGAGCCGCCATCGAGGTATTAATCGACAAAGGAGAGGGGTTGACCGAGGAGGAAGTGGCAGCACTTCGCGTACTCGGGGACTGGTCAATTGACGGTCTACCAGTCCAGACCTGCCAGCCAATGGGGAGCATGATGAGCTTCCCATTGCTGTGTCTTGTTAACAAGACGCTGGTGGATCTTGCCCTTAACGACCTCCTGATCGAAGGGAAAGTGTCATTCAAGGAATGGATGACCCACCGCTGTCTCATCAACGGCGATGATCTTCTTACCCGGGATGTGTTGTCAGCACCCGGGGGACTGTTGTCGCGTCTTCTTGTTCATGCCGCGAAGGTCGGACCTTCTGTGAACGAGGAGAAAACAATGGTCGACGACGAGAAGGGAGAAATCAATTCCACCCTGTTCGTTAAGTCGTCGGAAGAAAAGAAAGTGAATTGCCGGGCGCTCTACATCGGTAGAGATGAGACAGATGTGGTAGGTTTTGCCTACCGCTCCTGTTTGACGGTTCACGGATTCCTGTACTGCGTACGCAGGGCGCGCAAGCAACTGGCGCTACAGGATGTAAAAATTCGGGATCGGTTGCCGTATGAGTACTTTAGGGTACTCATTCGTGATCCCGAGATCCGAGAATCGCTCTCTTCCGTGCCTTCGAGTGGCACCAGACCGGCCAACCCCTTCGCCGTAGTATCCAAGCCTGTAGGATACGATTTATCTCGCGACGAAGAGTTTGTTCTCATCACAGGGGAGGTGGACAGGCTTCGCTCAGTAGGGTACGTTCCCCCCAACGTTACCCCGTCCGTAAAGAGCGTAGTAGCGCACGTTTCCGTTAGACGTGCGCTAAAGAGAAAGTTACCATCCGACGCGGACTTTACACTCCGTGTTCTTGCCGTCGGATGGGAGAAGAGACAAAAGGAATTGGTCTTTCAGGACCTTGACCAGCAAGATCCCCAAGTGGACATTGTGCCGTGGGAGCATGTCTGCGACAAGTGCGCGAGGATGGGTAAGGCCATCCGACTTGTCTG